ATATATAAATTTTCAGCCGTCTGGAAAGCCTTTTCTAAATGAGGTATCTGTTGCTTCCACGGTTCTGTAGTTGCTTGTGATGTAAATGCGCCTGACATAGTTAGTTCCTCTTATTGTATTCCCGGTCTAGGTAACAAACCAACATATGGTTCTGAAAAATCATAAGCACCCTGACCATAAACCTCTCTAGTTCCTGCTGGCGTAGCTTGCGGTATTTGACCATTAACCAATGATGCTCTCCATTTTGCCGCTTCAGGTGTAAAATAATTCAACCCCCCAAAACCTAGTTCATTAGCCAATGCAGTTCTTCCTGGGTAATTCAACTCATGCTGAGCAGCTGTCCAAGCAGCAAAATCTGTTACCCCGCCGGGGCCAACCCAAGGTTGATTAACAACTCCAGTAGAAGTAGGGCTAGTTGATACAGACGGTGTAACAGACGGTGTATAGGTTCGTGGCACATAAGTTGCTGTGCCAGCAGGGGAATACTCAATCAGACCACCTTGTGCCCACGGTTGGAAGTTAGCGCCTTGATCGGCTACTATGGCTCTCTGGGCCTGCGACCTCAACAAGCCTTCCTCTGGCATAATGGCTGACCAATCCTGTAGGGCTGGTCTTGTGTAGGGGGTTGTTAGGAATTCATTTCCTGGGGCGTAGTTTACTCGACCCGTTCCCGTTCCTGTGCCAGTCCCAGTCCCTGTGCCTGTGCCTGTTCCGGTGCCTGTTCCGGTGCCTGTTCCTGATTCATTTGGATCAAGAGTCTTACCCTTCCAATAATCAGAAGTAGGATCGCGCTGTCCAGTAGCAGGGTCTTTACCCTCTAGCCACTTATTTCTATTCTCTTGAGACTCATATACCCACGTATCACCAACATAATCACCACTAGCAAGTTTGGTACTTTCAGCCTGATGCGCCATTCCAAATCTTTCAATTTTAATCTGGCTTGGGTCTGTAACCCCCATTCTTGGCAGCCAGTATCGTGCAGTCTCACTATTTGGGTTAGTTAATATTTCATTCCAAGCCCTTTTTAGATCAGGATAGGTGTTTACATAATCTTGGTATTCCTTGGCGGATTGTGTACCGCCAGTGTAATCCATCAACCCGCCTGATCTTGTCCCCGTTACAAACGGAGATGCTTCCCTTATATCAGATAACAAGCCCTCAGTATATGTAGGCTGCTCTCCACTATCTTCTTTTTCAACGGTAGTCGATGATTGCCCATGTGCTGCCGCTATTCTGTCCGCTTGAGCGTCACTGGCCTCTTCAACCTTTTCAACATAATTATCAAAATACGCTTTGTTATTCTTATCCTTTGGATTGATTTTTTTATCTGTGCCGGGATATGTAGAAGTATCTACCCACTGTTTAAAAGTAAGTTTATTTTTAGCCATCAGTGCATCCTATTTGTTAGGTCTTTTGTTAGTATGTGATACGAGCATTTCCAATCCTGTAATATTCTGAGCCATCCCTTTCTGCCCCATGCTTCTAAAGACGTGCAGCCTACATTCATCGCCCAGTGTTCAATGTCTGGTAGGAACTGAATCCATTTTTCCATCTCTACCCCACCCAGAGCAATGATCCGCAGAACCTGTTTATTTGGGTAGGGGGCTATTTGGGTCACCATGCAGGCCAGGACTTCCTTTCCTTCTATGGATACCCATAGTTGCATAGTGCCTGAGGTAAGCTCTTCGTAGTAATGATCTGAGGTTGCTTCCCCTTGGGAATGAGAGACTACCTCTTCGACGTACTCCAGTATAGAAGGCCATATAACATGAACATCATCTGGGCTTACTAAAGCTATTCTACAGTTGGACCCACGCAGATGATGTTTCGTTGAAGAAATAAATTCCTTCGCCCGATCCTGGATTCCAATTCGTTCCATCCGCGTATCTGATGTCTCCGCCTCTCGGTTTTTCTGGTTCGACATGAGTCCTCTCTAATCTGAAGATTGCTTGATTGAGTACAATATCAGCCAATCGTTTAAGTTCGGTAACAACGTATAAACCCAAGTCTTCCTGTTCTAATGGGAGTGGTCCCGGCTCATAATGGGTGACAGACTTGACCACTCTGTCCTTGTATGTAGCCATCAGTAACTCCTAGAGCCTCTACGACCAGCATCCTCCACTTCGATGTCGTACCCATCCAACCTCCAATAGAAGTCTCCAGTGGACTCAAACTTAACACCGTATAGTTTTCCACTGGCCCTGCAGGAAACCTTAGATTGAGAATCAGGATTAAAGGTATAGGCGGAAGTCCAAGTGACACCCTCCTCTGTAGACATTTGTGTGCCTACATAGACATTTACCGTGTTAGCCCCAGAGACTTCCATGCGGGGCCATATAGCCTTTATTCTCTTTACTGAGGTGCGGTCTTCGTTTCCTTGCGCTCCCATAGCCATCCCTGTGCGCTCAATATAGGAGGTCATGTTTGTAGTGTCCTCCTTGTTTCCAGAAGCATTGCGGTAAAGTTTTGTGTCAGTAAGCCCCGCCATAACGAGAACATTCTCTACGGTACTCCACGTTGCTGACCACCACCCCAACGCACTACTCCACGTTATTCCAGTAGCAGCAGCCCATGTGGTAAAAGCGTTTGGATCGGCTATAGAGCCATACCCAATATGAGATAAATTAGGAATATCCCTAAGGGTAAATGCTTGGTTTGTCCAGTTCCATACAACCGCTTTGTTACATTGGTTGGATGTATTCTCAGCAGTGGGAAAACAAGCCCACATCTCTGTGTTCCCATAGTCAGCCACCACAAAGGACTTCTTGTATTGGTCGCCATCAATGAAATTGAAAACGTAATCTCTAATCTTGTGGGGAAGAATAGAGGTTACCTTTTGACCATCATTGATATATATATCGCCGTTCCCAAACAAGAAATGCCCTCCATCAAACTCCGCAACGCAGTTCTTTGTAAGTGCGCCCACCGAAGGCGATAATTGACGAAATGCGAAGAGAAATGGTGTCCCAACATACGACATACTATAGATGGAATCTTCCTTATATATCATAAAGGTATCACGCAGAGGAAGCCCATCCAGTATCGCCCCCCTCGTGTCAGCCAATTCATACTCTCCAGCATCTACCGTTGCATTAGTTTCATCCCAGGAAGTTGGGACAGCCTGAGTGGCTGCCTCTGTTGACCACTTAACTAATCTTGGAAAACCCGTTCCAGCTTTAGTTACATTAAGAGCCACCAAGAACGATCTAAATGATCGCATAGAATTACATTCTGTATTTACAAAGACAGGAGCATCATCAAGATGGGTTGCTGGAGATGATCCCCTAGTTATTCCAGTAAATGTTGTTGAAGTCTTTCCGGTATAAGTAATAACCTCACTATCTACTGTGAAGGTTCCACTTGTAGTAAATGTACTCGTACTGTCTACTGTTATATCGGCTGTGCTGCTTGTGCTTGTGATGGCCCCATCCAAAGCGGTAAGGCTCGGCCAATCAGACAGGTCTGCCATAAGCGTAGAGGTATCAGGCTCACCATCGGTCAATGCCCAATATTGGGGATCATCAAATCCGTTGGTCATTATTAGAACCCCACCCAACACAGTTGAAGTCCAATTCTCTTCTGCGGTTGCGCTGTAAGCCCCAGACGATCTAGTTATATTGTACCAAGTATCATTGCTATCCTTGTATACATGGATGGCTGCTGTGCCACCAATTACCCAGTAGTTGTCTGCTGCTGTATTTAAGTTAGTAATGTACAGGGGAACAATAGGACAAGTCGCCATTACCTCTGCGTAACCTGGAGACTTTACAATGGCACCATGCTCCGCTCGTACATTATTACCGTCAGACCAGACATTAGGTGGAAGCTGCCAAGGATTTATGTCCTTGACAATACCTACCTGTCCGACATTATCTACCGGAATCAGTGCCACTATTCATACCTAACGTGATAGGGGTCTGAGTAGTCAGGGTCATTAGACCAACCAAATGTAACCTTATCTACATTCCTGTTTACGGATTCAGTTCCGGGGCCAATAGTTTCAACTCCTTCCGCATCATAAGTAGAGGTGTAACGCACCTCAACAATGGGGTGAGCCTGATAAGCCTTGATCGCATCCAGATCAGTAAGCGCATCAATCTCTGCTTCCTTTGTATTAGACATGGCTCTGACATCTGCGCGATAAGTTTTCCAGTCTGCTGGCATTGCAGTCCCACCATCTGACTCTCTATGAGTCATCCAATCTGAATGAGTCAGAGTAGAAGATGCAATGCTTTTTACCTGCGCTTTCATGGATTTCTTTATGTCATCTACATTCTTTGGAGAAGACCCATAAGACACCACCCATTCATTAGTGGCCCCATCAAATGTGTACTCCTCACCGCTTGTGTTGTAATAACGGTGATCAGCAACACTCATACGTGCAGGATGAAACCCAATGTTAGCCAGTTCCGCTTTAGACCACTTCCTAAAGATTTGTCTTGGGTGTTGAATACCATCTTTAGTTATGGCTCTTGGTGATTTTATTAGTCCATGACTTGGTGAATACCACATAATTTTATTTCCTCATCGGGCTGGGCTGTACTGGAACGGATATGCTGCAAAGGCTAAATACAGATAAGTATAGGTATCTTGATTAAAGTCTGGGTCTGAAGTTCTAACCTTAAACCCATTAGAAACAAAATCAAAACAAGTCAAACTGGTTGATTCATCGTCAGAATCATTGGGTTCTAACCTTGCATTTGATACGTTATAAGTGTTTCTTGCATCATCAACAACAGCCCAATTATTTGCAGAACTTGTATCTTTACTTAATACGTAAGCAGGTCTGAATCCGGTGTAGACAAAAGCTCCATCTGCATTTCCGTTTCCGGTGTAAGAACCAATCTTGCTGTATCCTT